AAGGCCGAGAACGAGGCGAAGAAAGACGATCCTGATTTTGTTCCGTATCGATTGGCAGAGGCCAATCCCCATCCGACCGTAAAACCCATAAGTCTTTGTCGTTGGCTTGGAAGATTGCTCAAGCAACCCGGCGATAATCTCATTCTTGACCCGTTTTGTGGTTCGGGCTCGATTTTGGCCGCCTGTGAATTGGAAGATTGCAACTACATTGGGATAGACAAAGACCCGATGAGTGTGACGCTGAGCATGACGCGGACGGCATATTGGAAGGCACATGGCAAGCGATGACCGCGTCTTACATATCGTTGTAGCCCGTAAACCGATTGAAGGAACCATTGTCGAGAATTGCCTGCAATGGGGATGTGGGGCTATCAATATTGACGGGTGCAGGGTGGAAGCGGAAGTAGGCGGAAGGCCGTTGCGCGAGGTGGCGGCAATGCGCGATGATGTGCAATACAGAGGCAACTCCTTAGCAGGGCGCGTTGATGGTTCGCTTGCCTCTAGCAAGGCCATTGGCTCTACCAACCTTGGTCGTTGGCCAGCCAATCTGGTATTGGGCGGTGAGGAAGTAGCTAGTGGGTTTCCAGATTCCAAGGGCCAACAGGGTGATGTAAGGGGCACGGAACAAAGTCGTGCCGGGTCAAAAGGAATCTATGGTATCTTCAATGGTGTGGCTATAAGCACCAAGCGTGGCGACTCTGGTTCCGCCTCAAGATTTTTCTTAAATTTCGCCGAGCAAGAGTCTGACGAATGACAGGAATTTTTCATATCGTTGTAGCTCGCAAACCTATTGAAGGGACGATTGTCGAGAATTGTCTACAATGGGGATGTGGTGCTATCAACATTGACGGGTGCAGAGTGAAAGGGGCGAAAGGTTCGGGGGTTTGGGGCACGTCAAACAAGACTATCAATCGTGACCGGAAATTCAATGCCAGTCCTAGTATGGGTGACTATCGTTCAGAGGCCGTGATAGAGGATAATGGAGAGATAGGCCGTTGGCCCGCCAATCTAATACTGGGGCATTGCGAAAATTGTCGTCGTCGAGGAACGAAAAAAGTCAAGGGGAATGTTCCAGTGGCATCGGGATATGACCGTTTGAACAAGAAGCAGGCGGAATTGGGTTATCGTCCAGGAGAATATCAAAAGGGAGCGGTGGAACCGGGTTATTGTCACACCGATGCAGATGGCAAGGAAACGGTAGAGGTTTGGGAATGTGAAGAGAATTGTGTGACGATGGAGTTTCCACTAACGGGGTTAAGTTCTGGTGGAAAGACTGGGGCGGTCGGGTCGGGAGGAAGATACAACGGTGGGTGGAACGGAACCAATCCTGGGATAACCGCTGGTGGTTTTGGCGACTCCGGTTCCGCCTCAAGGTTTTTCTTCAATTTCACCGAGCAAGAATCCGACGAATGACCGGGATTTTTCATATCGTTGTGGCCAGAAAACCGATTGAGGGAACGATTGTCGAGAATTGTCTACAATGGGGTTGTGGGGCGTTGTGGATTGATGGAACGAGGGTGAAGTTTGCCGACAGTGACGATGAGGCTGAGTCAAAAAACAAGCAAACGAAAAAACCTATTGGTGGTTTTTCGGGACAGCGAGGGAATATTTTTGGTGCTGGCAAGGGAGTTGAAGCTGACACGGGACAAGGAGGTCGTTGGCCCGCCAACTTGATACTTGAAGGTAGAGAGGAAGTAGAGGAGTTGTTCCCAATGACGACGAGCAAGGCCAATGCCCAAAGCGATAACCGTATGGTTTGTAAGGCGGGTACTAGCCTTCAACTTGGGAAAGCTGGCGTTCGCAATCCAGCAAATAGTTACACAGACTTCGGCTCTGCCTCCAGATTTTTCTTCAACTTCTCAGAGCAGGAGTCCGACGAATGACGGGCGTCCTACATATCGTTGTGGCCAGAAAACCGATTGAGGGAACGATTGTCGAGAATTGTCTACAATGGGGTTGTGGGGCGTTGTGGATTGAGGGATGCAGGATAGGGACTGAGGACAGGCCGTTGCTCGAACATACTGGTCGTAGCGGTAAAATATATGGAGCTGGCCTTGAAGGGAGTCGGTCAAACGGTGAAACAACGATTGGACGCTGGCCCGCGAACCTGATACTGGGTGGTGAGGAAACCGTGAGAAAGTTTCCAGTGGTTGACGGAAGAGTTGGTATGACTGGAAAGACTGGTCGCAACAAAAGTATTTTTGCTGGATTCACTTATCAAGACGAAGACCAGCGAAGCACGGGGACTGCCGATTCAGGTTCCGCCGCGAGATTTTTCTTCAACTTCGCCGAGCAAGAGTCCGACGAGGGATAGCAAAAAATTTTGATTTTGGTATTGAAATTGTCCAGAATTCGTCTAAAATAGATGTAGAAATTCCCCGTTTCAGGGGATGAACCGTAGCTAAAATATGCTTGACCGTTACCCGTTTCAGGGTATGAACCGTTCAGATTCGCTTTTCCAGTCGTGTTTGCGCCTTTCCCCGTTTCAGGGGATGTTCCTGACCTGACCTTTGTCGCCCTCAACTCTTTTAGCCGGGAGTCGCAGGGAGACATGAATTGGGTATCATCTCTGGCCTCAAGAATCTCGCTGGGTGGGGTCGCGCCGTCTACGGTTATCGCATTGATAGTCCGCGACCCGTAGAACAGGATGCGGACGTTCAAGCGCTTATCAACGCTTATCGGTCGTGGGTTTACGTCTGCGCGTCTAAGAACGCTTGTCGGGTGGCCAGTCAACCGTTAAGGCTTTATGCCAACACGACTGGAAAGGCGAATCTGGATTACAGAATCCGCGAATTATCGCGGGAAGAACTTCAGCGTCACCGGAAAATTCTTCGGGATGAAAAAGCCACGGCCGTTGAAATTCTCGATCATCCGCTGGACCAGCTTCTGACCAAGGTAAATTCTTATCAAGGTCGTTTTGAACTTTTCGAGCTGACCGAACTGAATCTGGAGCTGACGGGAAATAGCTACTGGTGGATGGTTCCTGGGCCATTGGGCGTACCTTCTGAAATTTTGATACTTCCCCCGCAACTTGTCAAAATCAAACTTGACGCGAAAAATTTAATTTCGGCTTACGTTTTCGGGAATTCACCGAATGAACGGACGATTCCCGCTGCCGAAGTCATCCACTTTAGATTCCCCGACCCGTCAGGAAGCGTTTACGGCTATGCACCAGCAAAAGCCGCCTGGGGAAGCATTCTGGATTATCGGGCGATGCAGAAGTATGAACGCGCCCTGAACGAAAATCTTGGTGTTCCAAGCCTTTTCATTTCGTACAATGGCACCGTTGAAAAGGCTGAATTGAAAAGAATCGAAGCTGACTGGAACGCGAAACTTCGGGGCATTGACAAGTCTGGCCGTGTTCATGTTGGCGATTCCAAGTTTGATGTAAAGCCTTTGGGATTAACGCCAAGGGATATGTCGTTCCGTGAGGGGCGTCGGTGGATTCGTACTGAAATCGCTGCCGTGTTTGGGGTTCCGATTGACCTTCTTGATACCGAGAACAGCAATCGCGCCACAAGCACCACGGCCAATGCGACTTATGAACAATTCACTGTGAAGCCCCGCCTGGTGAGAATCAGCGACAAGTTGAATGAACGCCTTTGCCCGTTGTACGACAATCGTTTGTACGTGGAGTATGACGAGAATCTTGTCCGTGACCAGGCTGCCTACTTGAAAGAGACGGTTGACCTTACAACTGCCGGGATACTTACGATCACCGAAGCGCGGGCGCGTCACTCGCTGCCTCCACTTACCCAGGGGACTGCCACATGAAATCGTCCGTCAAGTTAGCTGAATTTCTTCCGCATCTTCCGGAACCATTGCAGGAAGGAATCGCTGGTGCTCTGAAGACTGCCGAATGCCAACCTGAACTACATCGCCATGTGGAAGCAAATTCCTTGACGCCAAAAGGCCCTAAAACTTTTGTGGGCTATGCCAGTACGCGGACGATTGATCGTGACCAGGAAATTGTGATGCCGAATGGAATGGATATTTTGCAATTCCAGAAAGCCCCGGTTCTTCTCTGGGGACACAGATGGTCAGAACCGCCAATTGGAAAAGACGAAGCGATTGAGAATGACCACTTCGGCCTGAAAACCAGAAGCAAGATGGGTGATACGCAGTTGGCCGGTGAATTGTGGACCTTGGTCAAAGACGATATGCTGAAGACTTCCAGCATTGGTTTTATCCCGCTGGAATTTTTGCGCTCTGGTGACAAAGGCTGGGGCGGACTGATGGACGAAATGGCGAAGTGGCCCGAATTCGACAAGGATGCCGAACTTCGTGCCGTCATCACCAGGTCAATTTTGCTGGAACACTCGTTGGTCTCGGTGCCAGCAAATATCGACGCATTAGTGACTTCCATTGCACAAAAGGGTTTGTCGCTGCCCTTGCTTTCCAAAGAGTTCAAGATTTTGGCCGTCGTCAAATTTT